TATGGAAGAATTTTCGTGTTTGATAAAAGACAAATCAACGCATTCAAAATTCCATCTAAATCTCCTACAACATCGCGAGAACCTACAATCGATGTATGAAACTATCCAACACATTCGTCCATTTGAGCCTAGTTTTATGAAACTAGCTGAAATAGGGAATCTTTTACAGTGTTTTTACGAGATTCATGAGAACAAAGAATACGAAGAAGCTCTCAAGTATTCTTTCGGATTAGAAGGATACATGAATCATTTGTTGGGAATTAGTGAACACATCATTAAGAAAAATTTACACTATGCTACTTTCGCAGAAACAGAAGAAGATGTAGAAACAGAAGAATCCAATCCATCGGATAAATCATACACAAGTTTTGAGAACCAGTATTATCCGCCGTATGTTGAGTCTGAAGGAAATATAAAAAATGATTGTTGTTTGAGTGAAAATCTGATTATTACCGGTCCAAATGCTTCGGGAAAAACGACATATTTGAAGACAACAATTTTGAACGTAATCTTCACACAGCAATTTGGTGTAGGATTTTACAAAAAATGTGTATTGAAACCGTATAGTCATATTCATTCATATTTAAATATTCCTGACACGTCAGGTCGCGATAGTTTATTCCAAGCGGAATCTAGACGGTGTAAGGAAATCATCGACCAAATTAATACAAGTGGGAAAGATGAACGGCATTTTTGTATTTTCGATGAGTTGTATTCGGGGACAAATCCAGTAGAGGCGACAAAATCGGCATATTCCTTTTTAGCATATTTGTCGAAGTTTAAGAACGTAGATTTCTTATTGACTACTCACTATACAAGTATTTGTGATAAATTGGATGATTCTCCAACAATAAAGAATATGAAGATGGATACTGTGCATGATGAAGGTAGCGATGAAATCACATACAACTACACAATAAGTGAGGGTATTTCTAAGATACAAGGTGCCATCTTAGTATTAAAGGCAATGGACTATCCAGAGGAAATAATACAAGAAATCAATGATTTTGAAGATTAATCGCGTATTGGTTCTCGACAGGTTCTCAAATCATCGGAAAATATTTCGTGTAAGAAATTCACAAAATATTTTTAGGAATTTTATTTTTCATTTTTTTCATACAAATTATTTTTAGAGTTTTGAGAACCTGAATATATGTTTGAGAACCAAATACACATAAAAAATTCATTGGAACATATACAAATAATTTATATTACATAATATGAATAGCACACATAAATATCAAAAACCGTTTCTTAAATGGGTGGGAGGTAAAACACAAATAATAAATGAAGTTGTTTCGAAAATACCAAAAACTATGGAAAATTATCATGAATTGTTTCTAGGTGGTGGAAGTGTTTTATTAGCAGTGTTAACATTACAACAAAATAGATTGGTAACAATACATAATAAAATATACGCATATGACAATAATTATGCTCTTATAAATGTGTATAAACATATACAAAGTAATAAAGATGAGCTATTTGAACATATAACAAAATATATGGAAACGTATGATAGCTTAGATGGGGATGAAATTAACCGCAAACCAAAGACATTAGATGAGGCAAAAACATCAAAAGAAAGCTACTATTATTATTTACGGAGTAAGTATAATGTCATAGATAAAAACACAATAGAATGTTCTGCTTTGTTTATGATAATTAATAAATTATGTTTCCGTGGAATGTATCGAGAAGGTCCTAATGGTTATAATGTTCCATATGGTCATTATAAGACAACTCCTAGTATTATTACAGAAGCAGAAATAGAAAAAATTAGTAATTTAATAAAAGATGTTGTATTTATACATAGTGATTTTCGTGATTCCTTCAGAAATATTTCCAAAGGCGATTTTGTATATTTAGACCCACCGTATGCACCTGAGAATAGTAAGTCGTTTGTAGGATATAATGCTGACGGGTTCAATTTAGAGGCACATGAAAATTTATTTGATGAAATCAAAAGTATGGATGGAGTAAAATTTGTAATGAGTAATGCTAAAGTTGATTTAGTTATGAACAATTTTGGTATATTTAATTGTGAGGATGTGATAGCAAGACGGGCAATAAATTCGAAAAATCCAGAGTCGGTAACTACAGAAGTTATTATATACAATTAGATTATTTTGAAATTGACATTCAAACAAAATATTGATATTTATTATATGGATTTCTTGTTTCCCATATTTCAGGTTTATAAATTGAGTATTTATACCTTTTTGGTAAGTCTCATACTAGATGTAACTGTTTGTTACCCTACAACTGCTAATTACATGAAAAATAAAACAGAGCTGTATATGGATAATTTACACGCTAATTTGAGGAATTTATTTGTATTATCACCTTTTTATTATTTATTAGCGTATAACTTCTTGTTAAATAATGTATCAAATGGATTTTCAGTTGTGAATATTTCTGTTTTATTATTTATCCAGAATTTGTTTTATCATTATTCGCATCAATACATGCATACCATTTCAAGTATTAGATGGATGCATGATTTCCATCATAAATATATTGAAACTACTCCAACAATTGGAAATGCTGTTTCATCAGCAGAGTATCAAGTCGCTTATGTTTTACCGTTTATGATAGGCAGTTTTGTTGTTTGTCCCAGTCCTCTTGATTTACAAGTAACAGTGTTTATAATATCAAGCTTAAATATGTTTATACACTCACAAGAATTGAAGGAAATGAAATATTTTTCAATATTGGTTTCTCCACATAAACATATTGGTCATCATGAAACTAGAAGTGGAACATATTCTGCTCCATTACTTGATTTAGATAAACTATTTAAAATGCTGTGTGTAAAACAAAGTAAATCTGAATAATTCATTTCACAAACACCATAATCTTTTCGTCCGTTGACCTGTGTTTTGTCATATTTGCGTTCTTATTATACATCGGTAATATTTGTTTCTTTTTGAAGAAAGTCGACGCAATCGTATTCATATCTTCTACAAGACTATAATATTTTCCTGTTTGATCACTTCCGTAATCAGACAGAATATAACACAAACGCCCGCCTTTTTCTAATACAGCGTAGCATAGTTGGATTGTTTCGAGCCAATATCCGTGAAGCCACTCATTATAATTTCTGTATCGATTTGTGCTTTGGTCTTTTCCGGGGTATTTTTCGAGGTCATAATATGGAGGGCTAAAGAATACTACATCGAAGTGTTCTAAATATTTTCTCAAGAAGGTTTTTTTGTGAAATAGGTCTTCAGATGGTGAACAATAAATACTGACGTGTTTGTCTTTGTAAAAGGTTCTCGCAAAATCTCGCGTTTTTTCACACACAGACTTAATGACATCTGTTCCTACATATTCGACGACATCATCGCATTCCAAGAAACCATAACAATAGGACGACCATCCAAGTGTAGGAGTGAATATTCTAGAACCTTTCAATAAAGACCGATTCAAAGAGTATACTAAATAGGGATTCAAAATAGAGGCTCTAAAATAGAATGTGGAAAACACACTACCAATTCTATTTTGTTTGATGTAAAACAGAGCACTTGGTGTCAAGAGTTTGTAGTCGATGATTTGGTCATAATACAATTCTTTGAGAACCGTCAAGAAAGATGGTATGTCTAATCCGGATTGTGTATGTTCTAAAATATCCCTATAGTGAATATTACGTATGATATTCTTGAATTGAACCAGAGAATTATTATTGAGTTCGTCCTTGGACATGGGTTTCTTCTTATGTAATTCATTCAAATATGTAGGTTTCAAAGATTTGTTGTAAAACCTCCGCAAATACGCATCGCGAGTCTTGATATGCTCAAACAAATTATGTAGGTCGTCTTGTGGAACTTTTCGTCCAGAGCGAACATAATCATTCAAATCTACAAGTTTTCCATTGGACACTCGAACACGGGCTTTTGATTTGAATTCAGAAAAGCTTATCAAATTATTTCTATTGAATAAAGAAACGAAACGGTCGTTCGAAATAATATTCATTTTATTATAAGTGTTTTACTTATAATAGAATTACAATTTTTATATTTCAATTTTTCTCTTTTTTATTACAGGTTTCTGTTTATTTTTATATTTCAATATTTTTATGTTTGATATTTATCTTCTTGATACGGATTTTCTAACAGTGTTAAACCCTTCGTCATCGGTTTCTCTTCTGCGTCTTCTTGGAGGAGGTGCTCTAGGGCGTGAATCAGTTGGCTCTCTAGCGTCTCTGGATTCTCTGTTCAATCTACGAACTTCACACATAATGGGTCCACCACCGATTCCAGTAATGTTGACAGCTTGGAACTCGTGTTCACTTTCTGGCTTGTCTTCAATCTTGGATAGGTCGAATTCTACATATTCACCTTGTGTGAGGTATTTATAATGAGATTCATTCAATACAATGTTAGAATAATGAGCAAAAATGTCCTTTGTTTCATCACCCATCTTAACAGAAATAAATCCGTATCCGGACTTATTGTTGAACCATTTTACTTGTCCTTGTGTCTTAACAGTGCTATCGCTCATAGTGCTGGTTATAGTAAACTAAACACAATTACTTTTATATCATTTACAAAAATATATATTATGTAATATATAATGGCCAAGTTTTTAGGGATAAGTCAAGCAAAGTGGTTATCAATAATATTATTATTGTGTGTGATGATAATATCTTTATTATTCTCGGTATTAATGAAGAAGAAACCAGTTGTTCGTGAAGGTTTATTGGACGAGACCAAGATAAATAAAGTGAATTGTGAATTTCGAAAATATGTGGAATTAGTAGAAGCCTTATGTAATTTCCATATTACTGGAAATACGCCCACTGGTGGTTCACCCGATTTATCACCATATATGTTGAAAGAGAGTAGCTATTTACTTAATTTAGGACTAAGTTCAACGGATTCTTCAACAGAGGCTATGATGCTTGAAGAAGCAAAAGAAGAAAACGTTTCATACACCGAAAAGATGAAAAGAATTTACAAAATGTATAAGGAAAAGAAAGAAACCATTAAAAGCCAAGAATTGATTGACTTGATGAATACACATTATTCCAACAGAATCGCCATATTGAATGATTTCTTGATGGTTCTTTCGAAAATGATACCCTCGGAAAGTGCCGAAGACAGCAATTTATCCAACAAGATTACACTCGCATTAGACTCACCCAAAGTATTCACAACAGGTGTTGGAGAGAAACCATCCTTTGAAGATTTGTATAATGCTTTTAAAACTACGTATGAAGAAAGTATTACGGCAGGATACAGTTGTTAAACAAACAGTGACCTCAAATATTCATAATCGGGTTTTTTCTCGTATTTGATTTCATAACAGTTTTTCAAATATCCGTAAATAGAATTTGTATGATGAATCCCGCAAATATTGAATAAAATATGGAGTTCTTTATTATTCATCCTTTTCCTATTATGAGGATGCATAATATCAATAATATTATAATTTTGTTCTCCTTCATATCCCTGATATGATGGTTCCCATAAACAATTTTGTTTGAGTAAATACAAATACAAATATCCTAAAGATATCAAATCATCTCTTCTAGAATATTGAGAACCTTTATGTATGTTAATACTGGTATATTTAGGAGTTCCAATCATTGTAGTAGAACCTTCGTTTTCCAAATGTGCGGTGCAGTCTTCATTGACAAAAAACGTGGCCAAACCGAAATCGATTAATATGATTTCTCCATTTTGAACCATGAAGTTCTGAGGTTTAATATCCCGATGAATAACATATTTTTGATGTATGTTCTCAAACACAATCAATAATTTCCACATCACAGTATTCAAAGTATTTAGCGAAATGTTTTTACGACAAACATATTCATACAAATTGATTTGATAAAACGGGAGAACCAAACAATAGGATTCTTGTATTTTCCCAAACCAGTATATGGGTGGAATATATTTTATTTTGGATGAATACAAATATTGTAACATGCGTGCTTCGTGTTTGAGAGACAGCACATTTGGTTTATCTATTTTGATGGCGATTTCTTCTCCATTGCGAATCTTCTTACCTTTATAAATGTAACCGAAGTTACCGGCTTTTATCATATTCTCCACTTCATATTTATTAATAATAATGTGTTTGGTTTCCATTTGAATATACAACGGATTTGTTCTTATATTTTTTCGAAGAATATATAGAAATTAAGTAGCATATAAAATAATAAGCAGTATTTATCAAGATGGACTTTCAAGAAATATATGAATCTGCCAAGAATGACCCCGAACTAGAATCGAAATTAGACATCAATCAATTATTAGCCAACGCAGATGAAAATCAAAACGCCTATCTAAAAAACGAGACTCTAGAAACAATCACACGCACCATTTTCGACACGGTGTCAAGTATCAATAATATCAGTGAAAATGAAGCGAAGTCGATATGTGAAAAATTAAAAGGATATAGATATGTAGACAATTTGTGTGATTTAAGGAGTGGACTTCACATAAAATGGATTCGTTTAGGAACTCACGCACCTAAAATGAAGTCAGGAGCACTTGTGTCGAATATAAAAATAGGAGAATCGGCCAATGTTTTATGTAGGCATTTTAATCAAAAGTTTTTCACAATTCGTTTTGAAGATCATATCATTTTCCAAAAATTGTCTCCCGAAGAAGAAATCATTTTGTCAATGTCGTGATTTATTTCTTTTAGTAATATATAATGGCGAAAAGAGGAACTCAATACAAGAGAAAGTCCTCCAAGAGACAGCTTGGTGGTGATAAGAAGAGAAAAACAAGAAAGGCAAGTCCTTGGAACAAACATCTTATGTCGGTTTACAGAGAAATGAAAAAGAAGGATAAATCTGTAAAATTGGGTGATGCGATGAAAGCCGCCAAAGCCTCATACAAAGCATAAATAGCATTTATTTCATATAAAATATATGAAACAAATTTAGAGTTTTATTTATTTTCCAGTGGAACCAAAACCACCTTCACCCCGACTTGTTGTGGATAACTGAGTTTCATCAACTAGTTCAACACTAAATGGTGATAGTGTTGGAGCACACACTTGTAATAATCTAGTATGTTTTTCAACGGTATATTGTGTTGTTTGTTGTATTTCTAAGGTGCGAAAAGCCCCCATTAAGACACCTCGATAACCTGAATCAATAATTCCTGTGTGATTTGCCAACATCAATGGTGATTTAGAAATACTAGAACGAGGATACATATAAAACCCAGTAGTTTTTCCATTATCATCCAACATTTCACATTTAACATTCAGAGGAATCATCGTGGAAATGATTGTAGTGGATACAACGGTTTCCTTCGGAACATATAAATCGAAACCTGCGTTGGGAAAAGGGTCTTCCAACAAAGATTTATTATGCTTATCAACTTGCTCCTTATATAACTCAATGAGTTCAGTATCCGATTGGTCGACAGCAAGTTTCAAGTGAGGCATCAATACAAGTGTATAAAGATTATATGTTACAATCTTTATACTTTTTCCAACATATTATTTGGCTTGTTTTGTCTTTTTCCATTCTTCCCAACTGATTTTATTCACAGCTTCTTTTTTCTCAACAGTTTGTGTTTGATTTTCTTTATCCAAATTTTCGGACCGTTTCAAAGCGGAATCCACATAGAGTTCTTTTAAGAGTTTTCCTACCATAACAGAACCTTCATGTTGGTCGACCTTACCTTCTTCAATCATATTCAATACTCCCAAAAGTCCACCCATTATATCCAGATTTAATTCATTTTTTAAAATGCGATTGAATATATCACTGTAGTTTGTAAATAGAAAAGACGCATGGGTCGACGCCAATTCTCTAAATGTGTCGGGTTCACTTTCATACAAATTTGATTTGTCTATTTTCAATAATTCTATTTTTCGAATATCATCGCGAATTTTTAAACTATGTTTTACCTTACGAATATGCTCAGTATTGTCTTCACATTCAGTTTCATTAATCATCTTTTTCAAGTTCAAACTTTCTTCTGGCGTTAATTTAGACATTGGACTCTGATATACATATATCAAATAAAAAACTTTATATTATATTTGTATGAAACATATTATTTAGAAGTATTTTTTTTCTATTTATTCTTTATAAAAACTATGAAAGGTGAAATCATTATAGTCATATTGTTGGTTCTTGTCATCTTGTTTTTGTGTACCGGTTTCGGTGCTTACAAGGTGAGTCCTTATGATGGTAAGTCCGCATTGTCTTACTCCAGTGTAGAAGGATTCAATACATTATCTTATTCTGGCATTGAATCAAATTCCGCAAAAGATGATACAAAATTAAACAATGCCATCCAAAAAGATAACAGTCCTTGTAAGAAGGTGAGCGGATTTAACGGATGTGGTGTTTTCTGTGATCCATCCGCAGGACCACAAAAGGTTGACATTTACTCCGATGCCAAGGGTGACCTTAACTGTAAGGGTGCCGGATACCACAACTCCCGTGGTCCTCTTTGCTTAGACCAAAATATGATCCAACAGTTAAGCACACGTGGAAATAACTCGACCGGTGCTCCTTCCAGTGTCGCTGGTGCTTCCGTGTAAATTATTTGAATGTTGTCATACAGCGTGTACAATATTTGATGGTTTTACTTCTATCGGGGTCGATGTCTATTAAATCAGTTACAATGTTGTGATTACAATGGTCAACTAGATATTTGTCCAATGTTTCTAATATGTATGTATAATCGCCGTTCATTTTCTCGTTACTCAATTGTAACAAAGAAGACTTAGCACGGTTAACACAGTCAATATCGTCCATATTACTTTGATATATTTATAAATTAGTTTTTATGTAATTTATAAAAAAATATTTCATTTATCACTTAATACCTAGCTAATTCTAACTACGAGTTCCTTAAATATACATTGCCAATAAACTCTGTGATTGTTTTTCTTCATTCTTGATGAGTTTATCGACGTGATGTTTTTGAACAGTGAATGGGAATGACACTTCAAAACCAATGTCTTTGGCAAATATGTTATCTTCACCGGGTTTGACCAATCTATACAAGTTCAATTTTGTATGAATAATTTCCAAACAGCGTTTCATATTTCTAACACCTTGTTCTTGTTGAGTCCATGTCTCATTGGAAATGATATATTGTATAACTTCATCTGAAATGACAACATCTTCTTCTGAGAAGTTGACTTGTTCGCGTATTTTCGGCAACATATATTTTCTAGCAATGACCAGTTTCTCTTTGGCGTCATATCCTTTTGTTTGAATGCGATACATTCTATCTTTCAAAATTGGATTTACGCGAGATTCATCGTTGTAACTGAAGATGAACAAACACTTGGATAAATCGAAGTCAACATCTGAGAAATACTTGTCGTGGAACTGTGAGTTTTGAGTTGTATCAGTCAAATGCGTCAATATTCCTGTAATTTCCTCACCCTTAGGAGTGTCACTAATTTTATCCAACTCATCGAAATATATAACAGGATTCATACACCTACTATTAATCAATATTTGGACTATTTTACCGTGACTACTTCCTTCATAAGTGTATGAGTGACCCTCTAGGAAGCTTGCGTCGCCAGTTCCACCGAGAGGAATGAAGGAGAATTCTCTTCCTAGAATCTTACTAATACCTTCTTTTACTAATGTTGTCTTACCTGTTCCTGGCGGTCCTTTAATGGCAATAGCGGTTCCCATAGCATTTGGATTAGTAATCCACTGACCAATCATTTGCATAATTTGTAATTTGGCATCATCTAAACCATACACACAATTATCTAGTGTTTGTTTGGCATTCATCATGAAATCGTGACAAGCATCGATACCATTACTAATATTTACATCTAAGTTACTGTATTTACAAAACGGTATTTTCATGAACGTATCTATCCAGTGTTTGATTTTGTAATATTCTGATTCTCCGGGTTCCATTGTTTTCAGAATATTCAGCTTTTCCATTGCTTGTGACTTCAACATTGGCGGAATAGGAGACTCCAACAATAATAATCTGTATGGCTTTTCCGTTTTAATATTCTTGTTGATTTCCTTAAGGTCCTTCATAATCTTTAATTGCTCCGCATTTGAAAGCTTCTTTTTGAAGTAGTTGATTTCTGACATTTTCGTTCGTCGGTCACTGGTAACCAACTTACGAAATTCCTTGGTGTTGTTTTTCCTAGATTCTTTGACAAGATTTCCAATTTCTTCTTTACAACTCTTCAAGGCATTCAATAAGAATTTCGACTTTGGATTTTTGTGAAGTTTCTTGATGAGGTCCTTTTTCATCGCCAATAGTTCGACATATTCTGATTCAACATTTGGATTGATGATACACTCATCTTCAGAAGGCTCTTTCTTCTTTTTGTCCTTCTTCTTCTTTTTTGAAACAGAATCTTCGATTTTCTCAAATTGACCTTTCATAAAAGTTTCTTCGTCATCTGTATCACACTCTTCATCTTCATCACTGGAGTCATCTTCGTCGTCGAAATCGATGTCTTCGAAATATCCATTTTCGTTATCTAACGACAAAACGATGCTGATTTGATTTTCATCATTTTCTTGTTTCTTTTTGGATTTTTTCTTTTTATCGACTTCTTCACTATCGACACTGTTGTTGTTGGAAGATTCTTCTTCGTCGCTTTCATCATCACTGCTTTCTTCGATGACCTTTTTGGATTTCTTTCTTTTGTCTTTTTCCTTTTCCTTTTCCTTTTCCTTTTTCTTGTCTTTCTTGGATGATGATGTTGATGATTTCTTGTCGTCTTTTTTGGATTTCTTCTTTTTGTCGGTTTCATCAGAATCTTTCTTTTTCAACTTCGAAGATTTCTTCTTTTCGACTTCTTCGTCATCGTCTTTTTTGGATTTTTTCTTTTTGATTTTCTTAGCGTCTTTATCTGATATTCCGGCTTTTTCTTGCGAATATTTAGACGGAAACAACTCATACAAGAATTTCATATATTCTTTTTTGTTGAGTTTTTCGTCACCTTCATCATCACCCTCGGTGTATTCTTCATCATCTTCATCTTCATCCTCATCGTCTTCATCTTCGGATTCATCGTCTTCATCTTCGGAGACAATATCCTCGGATTCATCGGAAGAAGCATCTTCGGTCTCATAAGTTTCATCTTCTGATTCGGAAGTTTCTTCATCAGACGCAGATTCTTCTGTTTGAGTTTCCCAAAGTTCTTCTTCAGATGAGGAGTCATCGTCCTTGTTCTTCTTAAGAGAGTTTCTTTTAGTGAATTCTTTAATTGATCTGACCATATTGAATATAATAAATAGTGAATATGTGTATGAAAAAATGTAAAAAAACAGAATCAATTTTTTATAAAGGGATATAAAATATTGAAAAGGAAGAAAAGACAAAAAATAAAAAATTGATTTGAAATCATTTAAAAATATAATACATATAATATATAGTGTTTGATAAATATGGTGCGTAATGAATTCAATAAACACTCATCCAGAATTATTGGTATTCAATTTAGTTTGATGTCTCCTGATGAAATAAGAAAAAATTCGGTTGTTCAAATTACATCTCGAGACACATACATAAATGGAAAACCAGTGGTTGGTGGATTGTTTGACCCTCGTATGGGGTTATTGGAATCTGGATTAGTTTGTCCTACTGATGGTCATTCTTATATTCAATGTCCGGGATATTTTGGACATATTGAATTGGCACGTCCAGTATTCTTTGTTCAACATATCAAGGAAATCATAAAAATTGCCAAGTCGGTTTGTTACAAATGTAGTAAGTTGCTTTTGAATAAAGAACAACATCAACACATTTTGGAACGCTCTCCTCAAGAACGTTGGGACTATGTAACAGGAATAAAAATCAAAAAATGCGGTGAATCCACTGAAAATGGTTGTGGATGTAAACAGGCCGATAACATTAGTTCTGAATCGTTCGATAAAATACAAGCCACTTGGAAAAATATGGGAACCTCGAATGATGGCGAAAATGAACGAAGTGATATTGTCATCAAATTGACTCCGGAAATGTTATTGAAAATATTCCGTCGTATTTCGGATGAAGATATTCACTTTATGGGATTGAGTCCAATTTATTCGAGACCAGAATGGATGATATGTCAAGCATTGCCAGTAGCACCTCCCGCAGTCAGACCTTCAGTAAAGCACGACGCACAACACCGTTCTGAAGATGATTTGACGCATATTTATAGTAATATCATAAAGACAAATAATGAACTGTTGGATAAAATCGAGAATAATGCCAATGCGAATATTATTGATAATCAAACAATGGTTTTACAATATTTGACTGCGATGCTTTATAATAATAAAGTGAAAGGTGCTTCGCCTATGGCACAGCGTTCGGGTCGTCCTTTGAATTGTATTCAAAATAGACTTAACTCGAAGTCTGGTCGTATTCGTGGCAATTTAGAAGGAAAACGTGTGGACTTTTCAGCACGTTCGGTAATTACTGGTGACCCGAACCTTTCAATTCGCCAGTTGGGTGTTCCTTTGAAAATCGCGAAGAATCTTACAAAACCAATTGTTGTGAATGACCGCAATAGAGATTATTTGATGACTCTCATACAAAATGGTCCGGATGAATATCCGGGTGCGAAAATATTGAAACGCAAAAATGGCGAGTCCATCTCTCTCCGATATATTGACCGCAATTCGATTGTGTTGGAAAATGGAGATATTGTTGAAAGACATATGATGGATGGTGACGCAGTGCTTTTCAATAGACAACCCTCTCTACATAGAATGTCGATGATGTGTCATATTGTCAAAATAATGAAGAAAGGTGACACATTTCGAATGAATGTAGGAGTGACAAAGCCTTACAATGCTGACTTCGATGGGGATAGATTTTGTCCCAAACAGATGACCGCTCATTAAGTTGTAGACAATACTTGATGAGAAAAACGGTGTAATGTCTACTAGTATATGTGTTTGAATGCATAGGCACATATTACTAATATAATCATCTAGTCAAACTATCAAATTTGATAGAATGGCAACGTAATCAAAATGCGGGAAACTCCTTAGAGCCCAATACTACCACCCTATGATGGAAACATTAAAGGGGAACTCGGTTAATAGCCGAACCCAATGGTAAAAATGTATGGGATTGGACAATCCGCAGCCAAGCTTCTAAGTCCGTTATGATAGGATATGAAGAAGGTTCAGAGACTAGACGGTTACGGGTCTTAAATGATGGTCTAATCAACCTGATAAGGCACAAGGTATAGTCCGGCTTCTATGGAAACATAGAAGAATTAAATGGAAATGAATATGCATCTAGCACAAAATGTGTTAGCAGAAACCGAGCTACGACATTTGGCGGCGATTCCATATCAATTGGTGAGTCCATCTGGAAACGCACCAATTATTGGAATTTTCCAAGACTCTATGTTGGGTTCGTATTTATTCACAAAGTCTCACAGAAAAATGTCTCCAAGGGAGGCGATGAATTTATTGATGTCCTACAAGAAGGTGGATGTCGAGGCCATTCGTAAGAATCAAAAAGATTTATCAAATTTCGATGTATTGACCCAAATATTATCTCCTATCACATTGAAATACAAGACTAATTTGTTTGATGAATCTGAAGATTATGAAACGTCGAATAATGTGTTGGAAATCCGTAACGGAACATATGTTCGTGGTCAAATTGACAAGTCTGTTTTAGGGGGTGGTTCCAAGGGAATCATACACAGAATATGTAATGATTTTGGAAATATGGCCGCTTCCAATTTCATCGATGATATTCAAAATGTGATTACGGAATTTATGAAAACGTGTTCATTCAGTGTAGGAATTAGTGATTTGATTGCTAACACAAAGACCAATGAAGAAATCACACAAGTTATTAACTCCAAGAAATTAGAAGTCCAATCGGTCATTGATAAAATCCATTTGGGGATTTTCGAAAACAATACATCTTCTTCCAATATGGCGGAATTCGAAAGCACACTAAATGGAATTTTGAATAAAGCTACAGACCAAGCCGGTTCTATTGGTAAGAAGAGTTTGGGTAAAAATAACCGTTTCGTTCAAATCGTCGTATCTGGTTCTAAAGGTAGTCCCACCAATATTTCACAAATGATATCCTGTTTGGGACAACAAAATGTGGATGGTAAACGTATTCCTTATGGGTTCGACGACCGAACATTGCCTCATTACAGTAAATTCGATGATTCACCGGAAGCACGTGGATTCATTGAAAACTCATACATTGATGGATTGACCGCACCGGAATTGTTCTTTCACGCAATGGGTGGTCGTATTGGTCTTATTGATACAGCTGTAAAGACCAGCACTACAGGATATATTCAACGAAGATTAATCAAAGGTTTGGAAGATTTGAAAGTAGAATACGATATGACTGTTCGAAATAATATGGGAAAAATCGTCCAGTTCGCTTATGGCGATGACGGTTTCGATTCGACACGCGTAGAAAATCAAACACTACCATTGGTTGGAATGTCCGTGGAAGATGTATACATGCATTATGACATTGTTGGAATTAATGATGAAAAGTCCGACTTATTGAATGTGTATGAGAAATCCACAATCACTCGTATGAAACGTCAGCGTAAAGAGACCCAAAATAAATGTCAAAAATATATTGATAATTTGTTGGAAAGCCGTATACAGATTATTGAGAATGTGTTCAAAAACAAGAACGACAACGGTGTAAAATCACCAGTTGCTTTCCAGAGCATCATCAATAATATCCAAGGACAAATGGGACTCAACAGCAATTCCACAGTGGATATTACACCATTAGAAGCATTCAAATTGATTGAAGACACTTTTGATACATTGAAGAGCATTCGAATGTGTCCACCCAATTTGTTGTTCGAAGTATTGTATTATTACTACTTGAGTCCAAAAGAATTGTTGGTCATCAAGCGATTCCACAAGAAAGCACTTCAAATGTTGTTGGAAACCGTTGTATTGAAATATAAACAAGCGTTGGTTCATCCTGGTGAAATGGTAGGAGTGGTTGCTGGTCAAAGTATTGGTGAACCTACAACACAATTGACATTGAATACTTTCCATTTAGCTGGTGTGTCGACAAAATCGAATGTGACTCGTGGTGTGCCAAGAATCGAGGAAATCTTGCGTTTGACGAAAAATCCAAAAAATCCATCTTTGACAGTATATTTGAATCCAGTGGATGAAACTGACAAAAGTCGTGCGGAGAATTATTCACATATGTTAGAACACACCAAGTTAATTGATGTTGTCAAGAGTATGAAAATCTGTTTCGATCCGATTGAAAGAACTACAGTGGTAAATGACGACAATATATTATTGGAGCAATTCTATGAGTTTGAAGATTTGGTGAATGAGTGTAAGGAAAGTATTCCAAGCGATGAGCCGAAATCCAAATGGATTATTCGTTTGGAAATTGATGCTGAAGCCTTATTGGAACGCAATATTACAATGGACGATATTCATTATGCCATCAAAGAAACTCATAAAGACAATATTTCGTGTGTGTTTTCAGATTACAATGATGACCAATTGGTGTTCCGTATAAGAACATCTGGCAACTTATTAAAGAAGAAGGATTCATTGAAGGCTAAAACATCAATCACTTGTATTGACCAAAGTGACGAAATTTACTTGTTGAAGAATCTTCAAGACAATCTCCTACAAAATATCATACTTCGTGGTGTCCAAGGAATCAAGAATGTGATGCCAAGAAAATTATTGAATATGAAAACACAGTTACCAGAGTCAGTTACAAAACGGGATGGTAAATATGTCACCAATGATATTTGGGTGTTAGATACTACAGGAACTAATTTGTTGAGTGTTTTAGCGAAAAAGTTCATTGATTGCACAAGGACATATAGTAATGATATTAAAGAAGTATATGATGTCTTGGGTATTGAAGCCGCTCGCCAAGTAATTTACAATGAATTTGTGGATGTGATGGAATTTAGTGGTGTTTATATTAATTATCATCATTTGTCATTGTTGTGTGATAGAATGACTTGTTCGAAGAATATGGTGCCGATTTATCGTTCGGGTTTATTGAATGATAACATTGGACCGATTGCGAAAGCGACATTTGAAGTTCATACAGAAGTATTATTGGACGCAGCAAGACATGCCGATTTCGATACAATGCGTGGTGTATCGGCGAATGTTATGTGTGGTCAACGCGGATATTATGGAACGAATTCCTTTAATGTGGTGTTGGATATGAAGGAAATGACCAAATTGAATGACGAAGTGGTAGAAATCGCTGATAAACAGAAGGAAATCGAGCAAGCATTTGGTTTCGCTGAGAATCAAACAGATGTATGTGCTAAGTCGAACGTGTCTATTTCGAACTACATTCACGCCATCAAACCGGAGAATATTGGAGTATGTGATGACAATTACGACATTGGTATTTAACTCAGAAACTCAAACAAAATAATTTCTATAAATATAATAAATAAAGTAGTTATTATATTTGATGATGTCTAAGAACACTATGTATATATTGTTGTGTTTGGCAATCCTATTTTTTTCTTGTTTAATTTTTTCAAACAAAATTGTCGAAGGGATGTATCCACAAAGGGATATTGATGAATATAAAACCGCACTTTCCTTATATAGAAGAAACGGCGTGAATCGTTCGATCAATAATATTATAAAAAAATATCACGATTCCGGAGATGTGAAAACGGACGATAAATTAAAGGAGTTTTTCATTGATTGTATTTCAATCAAGACATTAGATAATTGTAGCACAATAAAAGGATATCCGGCGTTGTTTATGACAATATTACACTCCATTCATTTTTTACCGTATAATGAGTTGATAGAAAGATATCCCAAAATGATTTCCGATGAATCCGACTACACTAGTATTAAGAAGATATACATATGTGCCCACAATATGTATAATGAAGATATTATCAAGATGTCTTGTAATAAATTGATGAAGACGAATTGTTCGGCACAATTAGCACCTATGGTGAAACAAATACACGAGGGCATTGATTATTTTGTGAATAAACGGATTTAGAGTATATTTGTCATTTTATATACAGTAATGGATTATAGTGTATTCATTTTTATTGTATTGATGTTGTATTTTATTTTTTTATACACCATATTATTTTTCCCTTTATACATATATAGAAATGGATTATAGTATATTAATAATATTCGCTATATTGATATTGTATTTTATTTTTTTATATAAATTGTATGATGAACGGCAAAATATGGTGATAGAAAATTTTGATGCGAATCATTGTCCGGAAGAAGAAGCTCAAGACACGAATGAAAGTATGGAAATTTCTGATTCTCAATTTATACAAAAAGAAAAAATTCTCAACAAAAAGGCATTGGATGATTTCTACAAATTTCACGGCGGTCATAAATGGATAGTCGACCCGTTTTTGAATAATTATTATTATGATAATAATCCAACACGAACACCGGGAATATTGATATGGTGTTTTGCCACATGGATGTCTTGGAAACCCAGACTTGATAATTGTCAACAAACCATAACAATACCCGCAATATTTACAAATATATTATGTGACCTATATACATTATCGTATGACCAAACAAAAAGATATTTTGGATATATGATTTATTCTACAGAGGACCATAAACGTTTGAAAAATCTTTATACAAATGCGGCGAATTTAAGAAGTCAGTTAGTAGAAGAATATAGAATATCTCATGTGTGTGGTCATTGGCGTATGAAAACAGCATACGACAATTTAACAAATGAATTTCACGAAGATATGAGCTATTTTGTTTCAAGATGTTTTGATATCAATGGCTCAAATATAACAAATAATGGACGATGTAATGTTCCTCCAAATAGAGTTGTTTTAGATTATGATCTATTCAAACCTCCACCACCTCCTCGTAGGAGAAGACGTGGTATGTGTGTAATTTCATAATAAAAATATATAACTATATATTAATAATGAAGTATTTGGTTATTAATATATTTTTAGTAATTTTCATATTAGTAATATCATATTATTTGACAGTGAAAAACTCGACTAAATCTATCGAACCATTTTTACCTCCATCCGAAACAAGTATTTCAAACGATGTTGAACTAAAGAAATATTTTGATTATGTTTATAGTCAAGTAAATACTGCGTCGGATAATTGTGAAAAAATAGGTGTGTTATCGGATTTGATTCCTTCTTATTTACGTATATTATACGACCAAACTAAAACAGCCAAAGGTATACGAACATTGAAAAAACGATTTCCTAGAATTTTAAAAACCGATTTTGACATTGATAATTTGGTCGCTTTATATTCATCCGGGTCTAATTTACCTACGCGAGGTTTTTTAGATAACCATAAAGATGGACGAGATAAATGTTATATAGAACCAGTTGAAGGTGGAACTGGAGATATGGAAAACTGTATCAATATATTACAGTATTTCTATAGCAAACCTAAACCTCCTACAGAATCTCCTACACAAATACCTGCTTTATATGGTGCTCCACCTCCAAATATTGATATTTCCAGTGAAGATGATTTACGAAGGTTTATTGAAACAGCATATATTGTAGTTACAAAAACACAAACTGAAACAGGAACTCCATACACAGAATGCCCCAAAATGAATTGGTGTAGTATTTGGATTCCTGCTGCGTTAACACCCATTGTAGAAAACTACAGTTTTAATGAATTATTATTGAACTACCCCAACTTATTATCCAATGTGTATGACATAGACGCATTTTATACACTTGTATTAACATCCAATAATTTAGCAGGTGTCAGTAATAATTGTAAAAATGAAAACGCGAATAATTCGTTGAAAGGAGCATACAGAGATGTAGTGAAGTATTTGAAATATTTCTTTGGAAAACCTAGAAAAGTTTTGAGACCTCCCGGTGGAGACCTTATTGATACTCAATCGTAAATAACATATTACAGATATTGTATAATATGTTATAATATTTACATTAATCCTTCTAATTTCATAGAACGAATGAGACGAGTTACTCCAATTCCACCACCAGAACGCTTGAAGAAATCAAACTTGAAAAAATCTTTCAGCTCTGACATAGTTCTCTCCTCACCAAATAATTCATACATTTTGTCTTTGTATGCTCCATCCATAATTGTCATGAATCTATCTCTCATAATTTCAATATCAGTTTCTCTTTCAGCAGAACCAATTGTTTCTTGACCACTCATAATAACATCTATTTTGTTTGCCGTTCCCTCTTTAGGATCGTCATGTCTTTTCATATTCCAAAATGGACTAGTGAATTCCGGAAAATCAGTCAAGAAAAATGTCGGTGTCTTATCTTTATAAAGCGAGTTTTCGTGTACATTCTCTAATTCCTTAGTTCCATATTCAGCAGCAACATCCAAGTATTTACCAGAAATAAATTTAGAAGCATCATATCCAAGATGTATCAACAAATCCTTTTCCATTTGAATCAATTCATCCATACCACCCTTCATCTCAAACTCAAACATAGGAAAAATTAAATTATGTCTTCCAGGAACAGGATTTGGCTCATTCCTATAACTAGTGCTTACACAGAAATAGCCAGGAACACTTGGATTTTTAAGCAATTCATATTCTAACCACATTTGACCTGTTTGAGGCAACGGCCATGTTTGGTTTACATATTGATAGGTAGATACTGTAAATGGATCTTCACACGCTGCTAATATACTAAGACGATTTTGAGTGTGTACTTCGACATATCCACGCTTCAAGAAAAAGTCACGCAACTTTTGCACAATGGCGTTGAAATCACAACTCTTAATTATGAGAGGACTTTCGTAAGGATTGTTGTAGTCGCTGCTGGCGTGGTTTTCTAAGGGAGAAACTTCGAACTCACTCATTGAATATTTATTAGATTTTTTTTCTAAATGATTTAATTTATAAATATTTGTATGAAAAACAAAATTCATAAAAATAGATTCATCAAACACAATATTGTGTTGTATCTATATGCCAACACAATATACTTGAACTTATTTTCTGGATTTTCTGGACTTCTTGGATTTTCTAATACGTTTCCTTCTTTGTTTTGTTTTTCTTTTTCCTCCGGCTCTAATACTACTTTCAAGCGTAAAAGCAGCGTCAATTATGGATACGTTGTATTCCCCAACAATATATAAATGACCGTCAATATGAGTTAATTCACTACTAATCTCATTGGGACTAACATAATTAGGAACTGGGTCTTTTGTTCGTAAAGTATATTTATCATTTTTAGCATTCAATACTACAAGATGTCCCTGATCATCATCAGATATGTTTTTGATTATATCATCTTTTTTGAATTTCATATATATTTTACCAGACATATTGTTCTCATTTTTGTTTACTTTCTAAATAAGTCCTAATAGGGATTTTGTTTTGAGAACTAGTTTTGAATTCTTCTTCGAAATTTTCTCCTAAAGATTTTAGATCCATCGGCGTTTCTAACAATGTAAATTCTGATGAAAAGTCTTGTTTTCCTTGGTTCTTTTCGGTTAAATAACGAACAAAGAAATAGTCTCTTGGCACTGGTTTGTTACCAAAATCACTACACAAATTTAGCCATTTGATTCCTTGAACCATCGTTTTGAAACTGAACGTAGAATACAATATAATAGGCAGTTTCAAATGATGTGCCAACATCCACACGTCTAATCCAGACAAATTATAAGTTTCATTCATCAACATATCTTCAAAGGTAATTTTGTTGGATAATACGCTTTCGACCAATTTCCGTTTTCCTTGTGTTTTCAATATTTCCAATATCTTTGTTCGCATTTTATCATTTTTCATATATTCCGCATAAATCGTCTTCATAGATGTTTTCAAGTTCTCAACCGAAACTGTTTTATCATATACATATTTGAAGATGTGAATAATTACGAAATACGTGCAGCTGTATGTTTTATTCAGCAACAACTCTTTTGTCTTTTTAGGGAAAACCTTTTTCCAATAACTACTATCATTCCCAATAACACTTCGCTTTTCATTGATACATTCAATTTCCATTATGTTATCGGTCTCTAAATCATCGATTTTATCAGGATTTTGTTGGACTAAAGATACGTTGTTGGAATATTTTTGTGTGACTATTGGTTGAGCAATATCATAAGATAAATTCGCTGTTCCAGTATGTTGGAAGGGTTTCAATCGAGCAAAATATTCTGTGTTGATGAGTGAATCAATCAATATCATTTCTTGTTTATTCAAACTGTAGTGGTTGTTGATAATATTCAAATAACTTTTAGGGTCCATCATAAATGACTGTATTCTCTTATATCTCAATATTTCATCACTCAAACGTTCGAAGTATAATTTGGAATTTAATACACCGCTTAATAAATGATATTTAGGAATTAACAATTTACGATTTCCATTTTCGACCAAACAGTATTTTTTGTTGTCTGCGTCATTCCTACAATCACTCAATTCACTCATAGACATTAAGGTCATTTCATCATACTCAACAAACTTCATGTAATGATCACACAAATTATGTATGAGTTTCTCAACGGCCTTTAATTTCGTCGAATATAACTTTTTGGGGTTTTCAATCAATTCTTGAATAGTTTGTTTGATTTTATTGTTCTCAAATTCATTTAGCAATATTTTCGTTATATAACGAAAAACCTCGTAAAATTGAGTTTCCAAGGAAATCTTGCGAATAGTATTTACGCGGTCCAAGTCTTCGAATTTGTTTGTTGTAATTTCTTTATCGGCCAATATGTAATTTTCTCCTTTTAAGGTCTTTAATTTATCATCATAGATATTTTCACTGGGTTCATCCAACATAATAAACTGGTTGGTTTCAGTAATGATTCCTACAATAAGACCATCTTCTATAGTTTTGAATACAGGTTTACACAATATGCGTTTTTGAGATTGTTTAGAAACGTATTCTAGCATATCACGTGTATCCAAGTAATTCAAATAGAGTTCTGGGTCATCCATAAAAGTCATATCATATTTCTGTAATAACGCAGAAGGAGCACACGGTAAATATATCTTGATATTTTTCGAAGGAATCAAAACATGAAGTCCGATGGTTTTTCTTTGATAATTGACGATTTGTTTTACTATTGTATATTTCAATTTCATTATTTCCAACACTAAAGTATCAACGTCGATATTCTGTTTGAATTCATATGTTCTAGGTAAACTAGACAATGGAGAACAGAATTGTTTAGTGGAATTTCGGATGATTTTAAGAACTCTTGTAATATGCTCTACATTTTGAGATTCATAAAACAATTTGCGAATCATAACGTCTTCACTTTCTTTCGACTGGGTATCAAACATATAAATCGGTTCGAAGAATTCGCCGTGTTTTAGCAATATGAATGTGGGTTTTGTATTGTCATAATAAATAGTGGAATATGTTGATGTAGGACAAATGAGTTCAATATTATCTCGCATATCATTTTCCAAAATATTCAATATTGCTAAATTCAAACCATTTGAAAATAGTTTAGGATTTACAGAACATACGATATCCCACAAAAATGTATAATCAATTACGGAGTTTTCATTTGTTAGAAACTCGACGAAATTTTCATAAGCTGCTATGGTTTCCAACACAATATCTTGACTAAGTTTTTCGCCCGAAAAGAATCCTTGTTGAACTCCTTTAATGAAATCACTGTCTTCATATTTTGAAATATCAATATCGTCTTCAATAAATTCATTCGGTTTAAAAATCGAAAAGAAAGAGCCGTTATGGATTTTCAAAAATATATCGATATTGATAGAATCCACAATATGCTGACACATTTCATTGATACTATATTGTTTTTTCTCGGTGTTTAGTGTCGAATAAAGATCCGCAATACATCCCACAAATGATTTGTTGGACGTTTGTTCTACACCATATCTCAAAAACACTTGTGTCCTGTCTTTTAATAATGAATTATTTTCCTTTTTGACTGACAAAGAATTATCTGTTTGTAAAAACAACTGAACGCTCATAGGTAAGAACCCTTTACGATGTCTTTCAATCGGATAAGTATCAACAGATATAATGTATGATGTATCCGATTTTGTTTTCTTCAAAGATTTTGACGGTTGATTTCCTTCACATTCTTTACGACGGTCAGCCATATAAGAACTGTCCCAGTCGCGTTTGAAACAACAAGGTAAACAATGTCCTTTCGAATGTTTTCCTGTAATGAATCCAGGAACACTTTCATCATTGAATTTATAGTAATAATGTCCTGTAGGAACAGTTGATGCGTTTCTAGGTATTTCTTTTCCACATTTACCGGCTTTAATGTCTTCTTCGCTCATAGGTGCGTTGGTTTTCAAACACCAATATTTAGGACAAACATACCAGTTCTTTTTCTTAGGGTCACTTCCATAATTGATTGCGTAATTAATAGATCCGGGGTATTTTTGTTCAATGTCCTCTTTTTCTTTGTTGGTCAATGGAATGGGCTGTCTCGAATCGGACCATTGACATATACTAGAATAAGATTTGAACTTTCCTTCATTTGTTGTTGAAAACAATACTGGGTCTAGTTTTCTCATTTTCGTCAGAAAAATATTTGCGTTGTCTTCTTTCAATTTCATATTATCGATGTTCAGTTCTCTATCTTCCTCCATAGGTTCATCCATAATATCTTGTGATTCTCCTTGTGATTCTTCTTGGGCGATTTCTTGAGGGATTTCTTCTGGGACTTTTTTCTTTCTTCCTCCTCCTGTTTGGGATTCTTCTTCATCGTCTTCGAATTCTTCGAACTCTTCTGAGAACATTAAATTGGAGGATACATTTGTAGGAGCTTCTTTGAGAACCTCAAAATCGGCTTCTGTAAGAAAAGCATCTGCGTATTGTTCAAGGTCGCCAAATTCGGATTCTTTTTTAGTAATTATGTCACCATCGTCTATGTTCTGACTCGATTCATGGCTACGAAGCACATCATTATCTTGGTCTTCGTCATCTTCAAATTCCTCTCCACGAAACATAATATCTTCGGTAATATTTGGTTCATCTTCTTCTTCGTCTTCTTCAAACATATATGGTTTTACATTGGATGGTTCTGGAACTCGATTTAAATTCATAACATTAGGCATTTGTTGTTCACTTACTTCTTCTTTCTTTGTTGGCTTTTTTTGACATATTTTCATAATATCACTTTTGAGAACCTTAGTGGATTTTGGTTGCTGGGACATACGCAACAAACTATCAATATAGATGTGTAAGAGATTCACGTATTCAATCGATTTAGACACTGTAATAGTTGCCGTAAAAATGTTCTCAATCCCTTCCACGCGAAACTCACACAAAAGTCCTGGACTGTCCGCAATCGTTAATGTTTTATTCGCAAATTGACCTTCCAATTTATTATGGTCATCTATAAATTGAGAATACCGTTGTGATGCTTCTGTAATGCTAACATCGTAATATTTGGATATCTGATTTACAACAGATTCGTGTGTGTTATTTCTTTTGATTAATTCTGTGATGTAAATATCTTGTGCTGTCATTTCGGTATAGTTATCAATACGTTTGAACCGCAACACCGCACCATCCTGTATATCGTCTTCAACAATGTCATAAATGCTTTTCAGACAATTTTCATATGCGTTGATGGTGAGTTTTTCTTTCAATTTGTAACTGGCACGGTATAGCACTTCAACAATAGATACTTGAGGGTCGTATAGAGAATCAAACAACTTCAATTTATATCCACTCTTTTGTAGGAAATCGTTAATGTTTATGAGAACCCCATTCAAGCTTTGTTTGATAATTTTTTCCAATTCAGGCACCATTACACTATTTTTCAAATTTCCATACACATTAATATTTCCATTGTGTTCGACATCAATGTAAATATCGTGTATGTCATAAGCCACGAAGAAGGATATTTGATTACTTTTCCCGATGTCTTTGGACAATTTGATAATAGTGTTTTTGGGCAAATAAGGGATTTTTTCACCGTATTTTGTGATATTTTCACTATAAAATCGATAAAGGTTCTCTCTGCGGAGTCCGGGATTATATTTGATGAAAGGCACTTCTTTAACGGCGTGAATGTTTTTGAAAATAGCGTCTAATGGAAGAACATACTTGAATTCTGGATATATTGTAACGTAAAATCCGAATATACCTCTATCAGTGTAATCAAGCTCATTTTTTCTTTGATTATACACATTATAAAACAAATCCACTTTTTCGTGAGTTTTGAAAACACCTTCCGAGAATTTCTTTTTATTTTCACTCAAAATACTTTCTCTGTGTTCTCGCAACAGATATTTAGATGTAATGTTTTTATCAAATAACAATGGGAAATACAGTGTTAAAATGGTTTCTTCATTCAACCCTATTTTTTCACAATGTGTGAGAACATTTGTGGCGAGTCCTACGTAAATAATATTGTCCAAGAAATCGGCATTTTTGTAATGTAATAGAACGTGGTTCTCGAAAGATAATAATTGGTTCTCCAACACAATAGATAAGGTTTCATTTGACAATATGTCGTATGGATTCACCGCAAATATTGGGTCCATGCGTTTCTGGAATCCTCTTCCCAAACAAACATTTGTGTTTGAGTTCAAAGGTAATTCCAAAAAGTTGGATTTCGTGTATGAATCATTGTCAGTCTTTAAAGATTCACCATTACTGTAGTTCACTGCTAGTTGTAGGAATTCGGCATTGTTTAATATGCGTTGTTCTCCAACATAATTATCATAGATGTATTCATTGTTATGGTTTTGGGATGCTTTACTAAATAAATACAATTCTTCATACGCATACATATAATTCAAGTCGTGGACAATCTTGGTCTTGATGGTTTTGATTGTATCATCTTTATGAATTTGTTGTTTGGAGAACCTGTAATTTGTATTGTTAGATTCAATGAAGGCCTTTTCATTTTCTGAAAAACTATTTTGGAATCGTTCTTCATCATTTGTAATGTCTTGAGTATCATACACAATAATATGATTTATTGCCCCATTTTCGTCTAAAACACATACTTTATATAGGTCTTTTGTGGCCATATACTTATTTATATAATATATCTATTTTTTTATGTAAATAAGTTCATTATTTATCATAATATGGATTGTCACGTATTTTCATACTACAATATTGTTTGGGATTCTTCTTATAGTCGACGGGATTATGTATGTTTGCCTCTTGTGCTTCTTTCAATAGAAATTTGAAATTGTCCCAAAATTCGGTTTTATGTCCAATCGATTTAGTCATTATGTGTGACAATTCGTGAATAGCAACAAACAAAAGTGTATCACCATCAATCAACTTATCATTGTCGTTTTTCTCCGTGTTCAAACAAAATGCCAATTTCTCACCCTTGTTTTCGCTATAAGCCGTATATTCACTTGTAGGAAGTGTTTCAGAAATATTCTTTGGGTTGAATTTCTCTTTCATTTTTTGAATGTTCTCATTATCGGGATATTTTTTCGCAACATAATCTACCAATTCTTGGCACCGACTTGCGGTGGATGCCAACAAATCGGCCGCTTTATCGACTTGCTTACGTTCTCTTACACAATATTTATTTCCATTTACAGAAGACACTACGCACTTTAAATCAAAGGAGTGCATGTTATCTAAATATGTATAAAAACAAATAAAAAGCAGAGAACCGATGACAAGATATCCAAACATGTCCATCATATTTACGGAACCCATTTTCTCGATATATACATACAGAATATTTTATAACTTCACAGATTTATAGTCCTTTGTTTTTCAATACGTTTCGCAGATTTTGGCAACAGATTCTATGGATGGTATGTTTTCTCCAACCATACATACTACCATATGTGGTTTCAATAAATATTCTTGTATGACTCTTTGGATTTGTTCTCGAGTAATGTTTTTGATTTTCTTATCATAAATCTCAGAATATGTGCACCAGTCTTCACTTCCATAAATCAATTTATACAACCCATTATGTTCAGTTTGTATGAAAGAGTCTTCTAGTGATTCCATATAATGCCCTTGTATGGAATTCTTCACCTTTGTTAATTCCTCATTTTCTATACCTTTATTACGTATTGTCTTGAGAATATCTATCATCAATGGAAACACACCCTTTTTACCACCGTTTTTCAATATTTTTTTAGAATCTGTAGTAGCAGTCAAAACTATTTTACCAGAAAGGTCATTGAAGTCTGTCACACAACTTGACTCATAAGTCAGTCCATTTTCTTCTCGCAATTTAGTAAACAACCGACTGCTCATTGTTCCTCCCAAGAGTTGGCTCAAAACATACAAAACAAATCTGTCCGGACTGTGATGGTCACACACACGAAAACTGATTTCAATATGCGTGGCCTCGAACCCCCTTTTTTTCAAAAAGTCGTATTTTATTTCTGTTTGAGGTTTCAATGTTCTATGAACGAAATATTTGTTATGGTCGACGATGGGTTTTGTAACGGGTTTTGCCAAATAACTATTTTGGATACTTTTCTTGATTTTATCAAACGATAGATTGGAAACAATACTAAACACCATATTTTGCGGTGTATAAAAGTCGTGATATATTTCGACGATTTTATCATATTTCAATAGATTGTGTTTATCTGTATGATATATCAAGTCGTCAATCGGCATTTCATAAGAACTCCCACTGAAAAGAATCTTGTCGGACATTGTTTCAATAATATAATCGGGATTATCATTATCACGAACGTTTTCTTCCTTCACCACCTTCTTTTCGAGTTCATAGTCCTTTTTATCAAACACGGAATTCATAAGCATATCCGATAATAATTGTATGGCTTTATTGACGTGTTGATTGCCACATTTCACTTCATAACAAGTATATTCTTTTTGAGTATACGCATTGATATGTGCTCCCATTTCATCAAATTTGGCCGATATAGTATAGGCTTTTGGTATGTTGCGAGTCCCTTTAAAACACATATGTTCAATGAAATGACTGGAACCACGATATCCTTGTGTTTCATAAATAGAACCTAAACGCACGAATATATTAATACTAGTCAAAGGTAAATCATTTGTAGGTTTTTCATACACTATATTCAAACCATTTTTTAATCGATGTGATTCCATATTTATATACTATATTATAATACAGCATATAAAATTCATATTTGTATGGATTATATTTAACGGGCACAGGCGTTAATTTCCAAAGGAACACGTCCTAAATCAGGCTCGATGGTGCTTTGGTTCCAAGGTCCAACTTCGTTCTTTGAGATGACAGGGTCGGATCTCAACTGAAGGTTAGCATTTCTCAAGGATTGTCCAATGGTGTCCAATCCAATGTGGTAACCAGCTTGTAACAAATCAGGAACAGCAACATTACCTTGGTTAACAGGGTTCAAAGTGGCCCATTGACTGTTTTGGTCTTGTGGGAGCAATTCACTTGGGTCTACGCTTTTTCCTACATAATCACTAGCGGCTTGTTCTGTTGGCAAAATCGCCTCAGAAGGAACTTCTGCTACCTTTGCTTGTTCATCAGTAGTTTCTTCACCGGTTGTCATGTATTCATCATTTAACATTTTCATAGGGGAGTAGTAGACAAATAGCAAGTATGCTAAAACAATAAGACCCAATACAATCAAAATAGTAGTTGTGTTCTTGGGTTTGAAAATCTTGAGAACATCCGAAAATTTTTTTCCAAACATCTGTCTTTTATATAAACGACTGATAAAATTTTTTTGTGCATTTAAATTATTTTCTAAATTAATCTTCTCTAATTTATTTCGTCGTCTTTGATTTCTACATTTTCGGAATCATCATTTTGGATTTTTTCCGTTTCTTCTTTGGAAACTTCGTTTTCGTTTTCTCCAACAGATTCTTCATCCGAATCTTCTTCTTCACCAAATTCTAAACTACTTTCATCACTATCAATGATGTCATCCAACATATATGTCTTTTTAATCCGCTTTGCTTCTAAATAAGATGAAAGTGCTAAATCTCTCGCAACTTTTGCCTTTCTTCTGGCTTCTTTATACATTTCATAATATACTGTATTTCGTTGTTTGATTTCGACTTTCTCTTCTTCGGGTATTTCATCTAAATCTAATTCTATTTCTTGGAATTCAAAATTGGATTTTCCTAAAGATTCTTCATTGTTGATTTTATCTGTTTCATCTTCCTCGACATTTTCTGTTTTTTCTAAAGAATCTTCATTGTCTATTTTATCCGTTTCATTTTCATCGATATTTTCTGTTTTTTCTAAAGAATCTTCATTGTCTGTATCTATTTTTTGAATTTGGATATTTTCGGAGTTTTCTAAAACATCTAAAATTGTAGTTTCTGTTGTTGGTTCAACGGTTTCTTCTTCGTATTCTTTTTTTGGAATTTCATTTTCAATAATTTCAAAGGTTTCTAAAGGTTTCGCGGAAACAGGCTCTGGTATTGTGTTTCTCGTAGGCTTGAAAATACATTTATCAAATATATTGACATCTTTCATCACCAGCATCTGTTTGAGTTCAATATCTATTTGAAAACTACGAGACGAATATTTGATTCCCTGTATTTCTAGAATACTCATTACACTCATTGCATCATTCAAACTTTCAAATGGGATTTCTTCCTCGTCTTCATTGTAGATTTTCAATACTGTTTTTTCTAAATTAGGTAGATTGGTTCTCAAAATCGAACTTTTGTTTGTCTTTGTTCTTTTCAATGTTTCACTAAAGGACAATTCAATATCTTCTAATTCCAAATCAATATCAAACCATTTATTGTGGTTCTCGAATATTTTTTGTTGGATATGTCGCTCTAAATCATCGAACCATTTTATGAAACGTTCGTGTTCATTGGATACAACAAAATCACAATAATTCTTTTTCACAGGACGTCTTTTCGTTTTCTCTAAACCTTCTGTTTTATTTTCATTGTTCTCAGCACTTGAACCATTCAGCGAAACTTCTTGTTTAGGTTGCTTTATATGACATTTAGGTGTTTGAACATACAACGGATTTCCATTTTTTGTTATTCTCATAAAAAAATTGCCATTTTGTATTGATAGTGGTTTGTTTACCATCACATTTTCAAACACAAAATTATTATCTGTATTGTGTATGTGTTCCATATACTGATTTTAATATTATAAAAACGACTAAATTACGAATCACAACCCGTATTCGTTAGACTATTTCAATCTTTTTATTACTATAAAGTATGAAAAATTTACGGGCAACTTGTATTGATTTTTTTAAAAGTGAAGAAACAAAAAAACAGGTAAAAGAAATGATGAGACCACTGTTCAATGTTATTTATAATGAAATATACGTTTATTTGTGGATTATTGCCATATACAATATATTCTTCGGTATCATCATTTTAGCAATGTTTTTTATATTATTTAGAATATTGAACAATTTGACTAAAAGCAATACACCAATATCGTAATTTTATACAGGTATTTTATTTTGTCGATGTTATTATATATTTTGTATGAAAAACACAAACAAGAACTGTAGTAAATCTAGACGCCCACGACGCAACAGTTTGAGAAAAGGTGGTAATGCCAGTAACTACGCATTACAAGTGTATGGAAACTCTGACCAACAATCATCCCGTGGTTTCGATAATGTCATTGCGATGAACGGTGGCTCAACAAATCTACCATTGTCTCCGGAACAATTTCCAAAAGATAGCTTGTTGAATCCTTCTCAAACAGAAGTATTGCTCAGTAATAATACCAGTGCTCACAGTGGAACAGATGCTTTGGAAAAAACTATCACTGGTGGTAGTGCTCAAAAGGGTGCTGGGTTAACCGAAATGATGGTGCCTGTGTCGATTGTTGCCATTAATGAAGCCATCAAGAAATATATGGGAAAAAACGCGGACTCTGTAATGAAAGGCGGTGATGCTGACTTGAACAACAAAATGTTGTCTATGGTTTCTGAAAATGAGAAAATGATTGCTCAAACACAATGCCAACAAGCAGGATATCCCGCACAAATCTCTAATGCCCCATATGGCTCATCTATTGCTGTTGCTGCTGCTGATTGTAATACAACATTAACTGGTGGTGGTAAGAGAACAAAAAAGAGGTCAATGAAGAAGAGGAAAACACATAAGAAACGTGGTAAAAAGTCTAGAAAGCATTAATTGGGTTCTCGAAGGGTTCTCAAACACCTCGAAAAATTTTGGAAGTATAGAATCCAAGATTTTTCCTAAAGTATTTTTTGAATGATATTTTACATACAAAATTTTTTAGAAGGATTTGAGAACCTGTTGAGAACCTACATAAGAAAATCCCTAAATCAATCAAAAATCGGCCATTTCTGAAGATTCTATTGTTTGGTTCTCGAAGGTTCTCAAACACCTGAAAATATTTTCTGTTCATGGATTTCAATATTTTTCCTAAAGTATTTTTTGTTTGATATTTTTGAATGGTTTTTATTTTTATGAATTCGAGAACCTAAATATATGTTTGAGAACCTAAATAAGAAAAAAATAATAAAGAAACACCGAAATGGTAAAATGAAAGGAGCGTCTAAATAAATGATTTAGTAGTATATAATGGAAATTGCTAAAAAGGATGATAAACAGCAATTTATTGAAAATGTGAGAACATGGGTTCAAATCGACAGTAAGTTGAAGTTGGTAAATGAAAAAACAAGGGAAATGCGGGAACAGAAGAATCATTTATTGAACCAAATCAATAGTTATGTGTATGAGAACAACATGAAAGAGACCAAAATAGAAATCACAGATGGAGAGTTATTGTTTTGTGACCGTAAAGAATACGCACCATTGACATACAAATATGTTGAAGAATGCCTTCAAAATATTATCAAAGATGAAAAACACATAGAATACATAATGAATTATATTAAGACAAATCGTAAAATAAAAGTGGTAAATGATATTAAAAGAAGCTTTAATAAGTAAATATAGACCTCTCAATAAAAAAATTGATCGACTTTTCACACAAACTAAATAATGTATAAATATATCAATTATAGATTATTGAAGATGATGAATCAAACTGATTACTTGAAGCGTAAAGCCATTGCCGAGGAAAAGTCAAACATCAAGTATATTGATGTAGAGATGATTGAAGGTTCACTTCGGTCTTGTTCGGTGGTGAAGACAATGGCAACTTTATGTAGTCTCGACGACGAGCGTTCCATTTTGATTGATAAGATGGTGTATGATGACGGTGAAAGTATTCATATATCTTCTGAAAATATGTATGTTCGTGCTAACTATAAAATCAAAAAGAATAGTGTGTTGTCGGATTTGATAAAAATGGGGATGATTGTGACTGGGCGTAACATTATGATCGATGGCGAAGAATATACTAAATATGGGTTTTACAGAAGACTCCGCGATTATCGTCCATATGATGAAAATGGAACGGCCCTAGAAGAAGATGAAGAGGAAGAGATGATGAATGAGAACGATTGTTTGAAATTCGCCGAGTGTATTAGTGCTGGACACTACTACAACAGTAAAAAGCTCTTCAATAATATGATTAAAATAGTCCCTGAATTAGGCGAAGGCACTGAGCCAGTTTTGTTTGCTAAAAACACGAAACATAAAAATGATGTATTTGGAATGAGCGATCAAAACAATTCGACGATTTTAAAGAAAACACCGGATGGGAAGAAGAACGATATGGCGGTTCCTAAACAAGGTGAGTCTTATGCTATTGTTAGGAAAAGATTATCGAAAACCCAAGCTAAAAACCCTTATCATATTGCGTTTGTTGTGTATGATAAAAACAAGGTTAACATTACTGTGGAGGGTTTTACGGGTATGCACGATAAATACCGTCCTCGATTTTGCTTCTACGATACAAAGAAATCTGGCCGCACTTTTCACAGAGTATGGACTGGTTCTTTCAAATCACCCAATAAGGTAGTTGATATGGGATTCTTCGATAAAAGTGAAACCATTGTATTGAAGCCCAGAAAGGATATTGATTCTGTGATGAAATATCACTATATGGACGAATACAATTTCGCTGTAATCGGTATATAAAAATATATGATTATAGTATAGACGATGGATATTGATATTCAAAAGTCGTTTGCTGAATCATACACATTTTTTGATGATTACAAGCGAGGTGGTTATAGTATTTCAAAGATAATAAAATCTCAAACACAAACTGGTGGAGCGATTGGTGACCATTTCGAACGATATCAACATTTGTCAGTTCCAATACCTTTAGTGTTGGGCGGAGAACCCACAGATGAAGAGACTTTGTCTGATATGTATGACGAAGAAGTCATTTGTGAAAGTGAAGAAGATTACGATGATGTGATAAATAAAGAAATATACGATATTTTTTTATCTAACAAATTTCCGACTTTCCCACACAATAAAACTCAGAAAAAGATAAATGTTTCATTAAGGAAAACTAGAAAGAATGAAGCCTAGAAAATGAATATTAATGTTTGGACCACTTGTTTCTATTGAAACTATTGACCACTAATAATTTATCAGCATTGTCTTTCAAGAATCGCACCTTTCTAGATTCTTCGTCTTCGACTTCAGCGACTTCTTCAAAAGCACCCTTGACATACATGTGATTCTTTTCGGCATCACTTGGCTGTGGTTTGACACCATAACAATTAACACCGAATTTTAGTTTTGGATTGGCCATATATCCACCATTGATTCCGGGACGGCCACATTTATTTTTGGTTTTCTCGGATTTTTGTAATCGTTCATATGAGGACTTTTGTGTAGGAAAGAACGCCATTTGTCCATCGCTCCAACCGTAATTACACCACTCACCACCTTTTTGGTAGCTTTGTTCAATTTGGTCATACGTTGCTAATTTAGCACCATAAATGGAACAAACTGTTTGAGCATCTTCGTATGTATAAATGTTGTTGGCAACATTGAAGACTTCTTCATTACCAGACACGTCACCATTTCCGGAAATGTCGGTTTCAGGTTCTTCGTCATCATCACGTGTGTCTAATCTACTCCATCCTTCCTTCAAGAAAGTGACCAAGATTTCAATGATGTTGATTCTGAAAACAAGTTTGAAAAAATCAGACACCAATAACACGACAAACACTACAATGGCGACATTGTCAATAATGTTGATGGACACAGGTTTTACACCGGGTTCCATTGGGATTTTCAATACATAAATACCTAAATACAAGGTCAAAATGAAAATAAGAACATAGAATATCGAATAAGGGTCATTTGAGAATTCCAAAAAGGCATCTAAATTATCTACTACGATGTTTGATTTTTCCGTTTCATTCATATTGACGAAATTGGATATCAAATAAATTAAAGCAAATGAAAACACCATAATATCCAACAATTTACTCATTCGAATGTCTTTTTGTTCTCCGCTGGATTGTTCTTTGTTGAATACATCCATCAAAAAATAGACCACGAAATATATGGCTAAAAACATCACTAAAACCATAACATTCGATTTATTCAATACTTCACTCAATTTATCTTGTTTGACTGTGCTATTTTCCATTTTTACAATACTTTATTATAATATAGTATTATATGTTTTTTTTACGATAGAATAAACAATACGCCTTTGGAGATACTATTTTAGAGGAATCAATAGGACTCGTGTTTGTATCATTATAATGTATCCATTTTCCATTCATCGATTTCACATATGCCGTATAGTGACCACCCATTATACTTCCTGTGTGATTACATACACCGTATAAATCATACACATATTTTTGAGGATTATATCCCGTAACATACTTGGAAACATCTAAATCTACCAACGGGAAATCAATTAGTGTTTGAAGCTTGCGTCCACCATCGATTGAAAACCTCTTTAATATTATTATCAAAATTTCCGGCAAATTCCAAAAAGAAGTCTCCTTATATACATCCTCTTTTTCCTTCGTCTTCTCATTATACCACGCATTATCACCCGACATTATTTCGGGCTTGACAAACAAATCGAAACACTCATATATGTTCTTACAATTTTGTTTGTCCTCGAATATTTGTAAATCCAACAAAAAATAATGCTCCGGCTTTACTGAACATATTTTCTTCTTATCCATAGACATCAATTTAGTGTAGTATATTCCGTAAAATGTTTCAATGATTTCCGAATACTCGCGACTATATACTTGCTGTAACATCTCATAACATTTTTTCGCAATCTTATCTGTTTGATTTTTCTCGACTCCATTTATCTTTATATTTATGGACCTTGATATTGAATTATGCATACAATCAAACAAAAATAATAAGAATTCACTGATGTCGTTTTGAGCCCATCCAGTGAATAAATCGCGATTTTTCCTGTGTGCCATTACCTGAACCCCGTGGACAAACTTGTTTGGTGAAATAACGCCGTTAGATTTATACATTAATTGTTGTAATTCACTGTATTCATTTAGAAGAACTAAATCATCTGTAGTGGTTTTCTTCAATTTTTGACATTGAGGTGAACACAGAAACACATTCAATTCATATGTATGATTTAAAACTTGTAAACAAGAATTCAAAAAACAAGTATTTCCTAAATTTGTCAATCCTACTATCGTTGGTTCACTTATTTTGATTTTTTTTGCGTTTTGCATTTCAATAACTCCGTTTCTAAATAATATAAATAAATATCTTTATACCTATTTTATATAAATGGACTTGTCCAACAATCAAACGATCAATTTACTAAATCAAATAATTATTGATTACAATGACAACATCAACTATTATAACTCAAATATGCGTCATTTGATTAACTCTATTACACGTATTGTGGACACGGAATATATACATCATTCCAACTATGGGTCCAACATAAGTGATCATTCATCTATGTTTACTAGACGGCGTTCTTTATCGTCGCAAAATCCACCACAATTACAACAGCGACTATCACCACAACCTGTGTATAATAATTTAGGATACCAAATTTTTCCGTGGTTTAGCCAAAGGAGAACATTTCAAGATGTTGTAGTTCGTCCAACTCAGGAACAAATCGACACAGCTTGCGAGTATTACATACACGAAGAGTCAATGGTTGAATCTACTTGTCCTATTTCATTAGTTCCTTTCAGAGCAGGTGACGAAATTTGTAGAATTAGACATTGTAGACACTCTTTCAAAAAAAACTATATTTTAGAATGGTTTAGATACAATGTTCGTTGTCCTGTTTGTAGATATGATATCCGTGAATATTTGAATCATTTAGACTTATCAAACAATATTATTGAACACAATTACAGTAGTGATGAGAGCACTGGCACTGAGAGTGGTTCCGTTCCGCCTTCATCGACATCGGCAACATCGGATAGTCCGCCAAGCACACGAAGGAACTATAATCCATATCGCTCTGAAAATACTAATAATACAACCAATAATAGAAATTCTAATGTGTTTCAACGTTTTGGAAGTTCTTTAGAAACATTTCTCACACAAGAACTCAATAATATGAATTTAAATGATTCTGTAAGCGAACTCTTGTATTCTTTCGATATTCCAATACATGATAGGTCCACAAACAACAACACTAATAGTGGAACAAACAACAATACAAACAATAATAATAGTTCAAGTAGCTCTTTATTTACGAATGTTTCAAGTAGCTCATCTGCTACAACACCACGTGAAACTATTGTTGAATACGATGAAAGCGACGAAGAAAAAAATAATGATTCTGATTTTGTTATAGAAGACGTTGTTGATATTTCCAACAATTACTCCTAAATCTTCAAACACTTATTTTTTTCGAATCGATGTGAACATATCCATTGTTTGAATACCGTTTTGTTTGTTGTATATTTTTGTAAGAAACTGATCAAATAACATTTTTTTGATTTTTTCAGAACAATATTTTTCCTTCTTTTTCATAAAGGTTTCAATATCATCACCATAACTTTCTTCCAACACTTTCATTTCTTTGGTGTATTCGCGGATGTTCTTTGTCTTGTTTTGTTTCCGCCAGATTTGTTCAAGTGCTAACCCGAACAGTTGTTGTAGCGGTTTCATCAATTGATTTGTAATATAATAATTGTAATCGATTTGTAATTTGTTTTCTATGATGTATTCCGGATTCTCGATTTTATCCCCTTGAAGAGCCTTCTTGTCTTTAGTATTTACATATAAATACTTAATACGATCCCCCGGCTTGGGTTTATTACCCGGGTCTCTTTTACCCATTCTATTGGCCAATACATTATGAGCTATTTGATTTGGATTTTTGTAATACCCACGCAAAGCCTTTGTTATAGCTAACTTGTCCATATGAATTTTTCCTTGTATGAGGTCCTCCAAATAATTATTTAGAAACTTGATTGAATTTTCTATGTTACTATCTTTCATCAATATATCCAATACACCGCCATAAACGTCTTTGACCAAATCACAATTATCACGCCTTTTTAAAACCAATCCCATATACTTCAATTTACCCTTGTTGGGGTCGTCTTCATACAACATTCCTACATATCGCTTCTTAGATAATAAGATGAAAGGCATCAGTGTTTTTTCATATTCTAAATCCATTGGTGGTTTCAAAAACTCACTAGATAAATGAGCGGCTTCTTGTGCGATTTCAATTGTGATTTCTAATGCCTTTTGTCCCCGAATTGGTTGTTTTGTTTTTGGATCTTCCAAGTTAAAGGTGAAGAATACAGAGTCAGTGTTATGAACAATCATATTACCAATACCCGCAGCGAAATGATGATTATCTGTTGTTAAATCATACACGAATCCTTTATAATCTATTTCTACCATTTTTTTAATGGCATTTGGATTTTTTCTCTGATAACCTTTAGTAGTCGTTATTCTATAAATGTCAGGTTTGTCTTTTCTTATATTTAATGATGTTTTGTATCCAATACTATTTGCTAACCAACATAATTGAGCAGAGCTAAGTTGACTTTTTTGGTCTATACGCATACATCCTTTTTCATCCTTATCTCCATCAGCATCATAAACACCCTCCCAGAAAGCAGCTCTTACATCTTGACTCCCGTTCATGATGAAATCAGGGATTACTTTCATTTTATCCACGTACAAGCATTTTCGATACATTTGAATAAAATGTAGTTTTTCGCCATACTCGTTACAATGAAATGTTAATTTATACACTCCAGAGCTGTTTAGTGTGTCGTATATTTCCCATTTATACTCCGGATAACATTTTTCACATAACTCAAGGTATTTCGTAAGAACTATTTCGTTTGAATTATTCAAAGCCCATGTAGATTTTTTGCCAGTGGGACAATTATAAATACCACAACTACCATCTCCAAAGAAGAATCCATATATCATTGCTTTTAATACATCCATGTCATTACTTTCAATCGAAGAATCGTTTATCATAGTCTTATGAAGTAATTCTGTTCCGAGTTTAACATCCTTTGGAGATATTTCATTCCCATCAATAGTTAATAATGAATGATCATCAGTAACATCAACAACTCCTGTATGAGTTAGAATTCTGTGCATTTTCTTATGTGGTGCCAGTTGATGTCTTATTATTCTCTTTAATTGTGTCCAACCATTATCACTCCAAGTTTCGACATTATTTAGTTCGCAGTATTCTTTTTCTTCTTTGCCATTCTCGATACAACTGACCCAACCAGTTTTTGAAAATTGAGATAATCTATTTATTTCAGTGATATGAATTTTACCATCAACACGAATATATACTGGCGTGTATGATGCTACACTATCTCCATACACATACTCGGCTTTGGTCAATACAATTCCATTATTTTTTGTTTCACACAGACGATTCCCATAAACTTCTTCGATGATTTTCTTGGCGTAAATAATCATTGACCTTCCAGTTGCTGTGGTGGATGCGGCAACATCCTTTTCATAAAATGTCGATGTTTTAGCACCACATTGACCATACAATGAATTGGCAGTAACCTTATAACCTAATTGTCTTTTATCCAAGATATTTTGCATGAACGGATCTGGCTCAGATTTGATTTTTTTCCGGGTGGCTTTTCTAGCGGAAAGCAATTCTTCTAAAATGGAAGGCATAATCGATTTTTGACCGTTGGGTAATTGTGCCCAACAGCAAATGATTTTACCGACTTTCGTTTTCACTTCACGAGCCTTTGGATTATTCGCAGGACGTAAATATTTATAGTTGTCGAATTCAATGTGTATGTATTCATAACCCGGCAAGTTATCATACAAATATTCTCCTGTTTTAGGGTCCTTTTCGCCGGTTTCTTTTATCAAATTTCCTTGGAGGTCATATTCTTTCGTCCATACTTTACTATCGTGTGAGTAGTTTTGTGATATCATCGACGAAGGATATAGCGATGAATAATCTACACAAGCTACTGGATTATCCATATACATCGAACATTTGGGAGGCAACACAATGGCACCTTCATATCCTTCACCATCTTTAGATTTTTGTAAGTCGGGCATCAATGTATTCTTTTCGCGACATTTTTTAGCAACATAACTAGTCAACTTAATACCTTGACCTCGAAACACCAAGAATGAAATGGGAACACTACAAATACTTGACATTTCGATATATCCCGTCAGAACATCTATTTTATTCATCAAATGATGAACCAAGTTACAATCTTGAATACAGTATTTAGCAACCACAGCACGGTCACTACTATTTCCATTAGACAAACGGAAGATGTCTTGTGGAGATACATCATCTTTGGCCATTGTCCATTTGATTTTCAATTTCATATCAAGTTCGTGTTGGCCTTTTATGACAATCACATTAAATTTTTTACCACCCGATTCAACGCCTTTTATAATATTCAACACACGGAATTTCTCACCGCCGTTATAATAGTCCGACGAAAACTGTGTAATTTCAATGTGAATATAATCCCCGATATTCAATCCAGCCAAATTACCACTATACAAATGTGTATGATTTTCATCGATATGATACTCGACTTTTTTAATGTCGTCACTAATAAACTCACCTGCCACGTCATCTAATTTGTATGAAGACAAATTGAAATCTCTGCGGAAATAACTATACATATCAATTTGTAATCGTCCGGTCATTTTGAAGTATCTTAAATCGTATTCACCACTAGCTAAAACAACTTTTGTATTTTCCAAATCTTCTGTTTTTTGCTGTGTTTCTTTATTGAATACCATCTTGGCTGAACATTCGTCGGCGATTCTGGAAAATTTCATAAATTCCGTTGTGCACATATTTTCTTGGGCTCGTCGAAACAAGAACTCATAATCAAAACCAAATATATTGTATCCAATAATGATATCCGGATTTTCCTTTTCCATCAATTTGGTCCATTTTAATAATAATTCCTGTTCTGTTGTGCATGTATCGATTTCGATGTTAGATATATCGTCACAATCACCCAAAACCAAACAATGATTTAAATAAGGGGTGGTTTCGCCGTATTTCATGAAGGTAGACCCAATGAAAGTCACTCGGTCACCTTCCAACTTCGGAAATCCACTGCTCATATCCATAAACAGTTTGTTAATTTCGTCTATTTTACGGTCTCGTTCAAACAGATTACTATTTAATATGTCGATGATGGTAGTTTTACTTTCTATCGAGCAGGTTTTTGAAGGTCTTTTCCAAGATGTCGTTTCTTCGAAATCATTATCATTGTCGTTATCATCATTATCTCCACTGATAGTATTTTGTGTTTGATCTTTATCTTTTGAAGCCTCAAACATTTGTTCAATACCGATAATAGCACTGTTTTTCTCCAAGACAATAGAACCAATGGTTTTAGTGAGGAGTTTTTTGATGGCACTTTTTACTTTTTCTTTATTAATTTTGTTAATAGGATACACAATATCCACATCGTCGAATTTGCCGTATTGGAAAGCGGTCATAATGATTTTTTCCAATAATACACACGCACGTTTATGTTCCATAGGCTCTTGTGCGTTGAATATGTCGACGATATTTGTGGCGAGTTTTTTGTAACTTTTAATGGGAACAGGAAAGTCTCCGTGGCTACTACTGGCTTCAATATCAAAACTACATATTTTGTATGGAACACGTGTTTCTTTAGAAGTGTTAGCTCTAACGTATTTTTTTAGAGAAGTATATTCGTATTTACAAGTGGTCGTTTTGTTTCTTACAGTAATCACCTTGTTTGTTTGAACGAAAACCCATCCAGATGGACTGACTTCTTGGATATGGAAATATCGTAACAAAGGTGGAATGCTACTCTCATACAGTTGTGTTGTAGTTTTATTGAATACGAGTGGTTTGAATTTACGATTGTTGTTGGAGTCATAACTATAATAAAGGTTTTTCACGGCATTCATTGTTCGTATATTTTTGAATTCAATCATAACAAATTTGTGTGTTTTTCCACCGGTGAATCCATAGAGTTTCTTGCGGTCGATCAACTTGATGGACAATATGGCCGATGCCATTCTGCGAATTTCTTCGAATTGTTTGATGTGTTCCAAGAATTCATATGCGTGTTGGTCTTTCCAATTGTCTCCTACTTTGACATAGAAGAATGGATTGTAATCCGTGATGGTAATAGACGCAGTTTCGCCGCTTTCATTGATACCGAACATTTGGATATGAAACTGTTGTTCCGAAATGGGAATTTTCTTGGAACGACTTTCATTGGAGGATGTTGATTCGTCATCATTCGCGGATGCTTTTTCAGAATGGTCATAAATATTGAAATCAATAAGTCTAAAGTTCTTTCCAATAAGTTTGCGTGATTTTTCCATATTGCTAATTGATGTGTATGTTTTATTGAATATAATCTAACCAATTTTTCAAATCAATTTTCTCAAATATTTAGTTGAAAAAATTAAAAGGGGTTTCCATACACTATTTATTTCATTGCCCATATAATAAATGCTTCACTGTTTCGTGGACCTTTGTAATATTCGAAATGCTTTTTTGGTTTTTTCTTAAATATTGTTGGATATCCTTGAGGTTCGAAATTCGGATTCAAATTTAAGAAATCAGTTTCATTGGAAGACTCCACATTTAATACGACGGGGCCTTGGTCTTGTTCTAGTGTATTTTGCATGATATCCCAGTCCTTTTTCATATGCTTACAATGTCCACACCAATCTGCGTAAAGTTTTCCTACATATGTATCTTCAGCATCATCAATGCTTACGAATTGTTCAGGTGGCGTTGGACCTTTTGGAGTAATTTTCGTGGATTTTTTCTTGTTGGTTTTTGTCCGGTTTTTCTTGGTAGATTTCTTTTGCTTTTTCTTGTTTGAGTTTTTTTGAATCTTTACAGGTTCTTCTTCAAGGTTTTGTAATATATCATCTATATTAATTTCTTTTTTTTGAGATTTTGTAAGGCGATTTTTACGCGTATTTCTTTTTGGCATTCTATATATTTATACCAATATATTTTGAAAATATTTTAGAAGTTTATATTATATTGTTAATACATATGACATTGAAAAAACATTTATTCATCTTATTTGCTATATTGGTTTTCGCCGCTGGTGGATATGTATATACCAAAGAGTCTATGAAAATATTAAATGAAGGTTTTGAAAACAAAGAAGACGATGATGAAGAAGAACAACAAGAAGGAAGCCCTCAATCGTGTCCTGATATGTTAATCAAAACTAGTGAAGGATTATTGTTATATAACTCCAAGGAGCCTAAATCAGACAAGAATCCCATTCCATTTTACGATTTAGATGAATATATCAATTATTTAGAAACACAAAGAAACAATGGAGTTCGTTGCCCAGTGTTATATTTCCAAGAAGAACAAAACACACAAGGTGAAACCGTATATAGAAACCGCCCCAGCCCATTTGATACACAAGGTGGTCTACCACAATCCATTCCATTATTTAGAGAAGCTCCTAAAATAGTTCCTGTTATCAACTCGGCGGATGATAGCAACATCTACAATAATAATATGTATAATGGATTTGACCCATATGGCTTACAACAAGGTCAATACACACCCATTGATAAAATTCACGAATCAACCCAACAAAACGCAGCAGTGAGTGATAATCCTATGGATACTAATTGGGGTGGTGTTTTATACACTAAAAAAGTAGTTGACTCTGGAAAATACAAACACCGTGAAGTTGAACCACCAAACAAGAATTTATTTGCCGTAAAGAGAAAGAATATGAATACAATGACCCCAAATATGATGTAAGAAACTATCTACATTAGAAATAAATTGATAATGTTCTCAGAACAGACTTTACTAATTTTTCTGGATTTTCCGTCCGCAGATTCATACATAACATCACTCATACAATTAGGATCATTTTCTAAACATTTCAATAAATTAGAAAATGTTCCAAATTTAGCCATAATCGCTAAAGCAGATTTAGAAGATATTCCGGGGATCTGACACAATAATATTTGTCCTATGTTATCCTTTGTAATATTATCTTTTTTGACCTTTTTTACCACGTGACTATAGTCACAAGGTTCTTGTGTATGATTCTGTTGAGAAATTTCTGCGGGTTCTTCTAAAGTATCTTTGTTCTCGTTCTCGTTCTCACTAGTATTAGTATTAGTGAATGTGGATGTGGGTGTGTTTGCGATTAAAGGTTTGATTCCTTTAGCAAAGTTGCGGTGAATTTTGTTGGTCATTTGAATAATAAGTTCCGCGGTTTCTTGTAATGAGCTGGTTCTCAACACACTAAATCCTTTGAAATAGTTCAAAGAAGTAATACAAGAATAAACGAGGTTTCTTTCTGCTAAATTCCTCAAAGAATTCATTGGACCTTCAATAATATAAACAATATTATGTGGGAGAAATCCGCTGGAATGAATGAGTCTGTATGATTGCTCTTCGTAGCGTCCATCTTTGATACTTGCTAAAAGGTCTTTCAAACTTTTTCTTTCAATCAAAATCAAGTCATCTAAATCTTCTGTTCTAATCAGGATATCTCCGAGTGTCAGTTGATAAGACGTTAATGTAGATATATTTTGTCGATTTTCACAAATCATTTTCTCGAGTTTATCAAACAAATCACGTTCTCGATTATCTAAAGTAATTCTCATTATAATACAAAAATTATAATGAAACATTAAATAGTTTTACTAAATAGTTTAAAATTAGGATATTTAGATACCTCTTAGGTAGTAAGTGGTTCTGACATCACCACCGATAGGTCTGGAAGGGTGAACATTTCCGGTGTATCTAAGAGTTCTCAAGCAGCTCAACTTACCGCAAGGAACAACAGACTTACCCATAGAGCTGGTTCCGAAGTGGATGGAAGTCCACGATTCACGTCCGACTTGGTATGGAAATCCAGCCTTTTTGTTTCCTCCACCTTGATCTTGATTGTTTGTCTGAGCGTAGTTTCTGGCTCTGGAAGCAGAATTTGAAAGTCCCATAATTATATACTTACTAAATATTTTTTATTTCGCGAAAGGATATAAATATAATTTATTAATTACATTAAATAGAATTCATTTTATTTCCACAAATAACATGAATGCTAATAGTGATGACATCCGTATTGAGAAAAACGCAAATGGTGTTGAAACCTTTGTGTTTGATCCATACAATCCTCTAAATGTAGAAATCACTGTTAAAGATGTTGAAAATATATTGAAGAAATACGGAATAGATTTGCCGGTTACAAACTTCAACTTATACAAACGTGCTTTTATACACAAATCATATTTGAAAAAGAGTCAAGAAGAAAACCAACAAAATAATATTGTCATTGTTCCTAAACCTGATGATTGTATGCCACTACATACAAAATCGAATGAACGATTGGAATTTATTGGCGATGGATTATTAGAAGCAATTACTAAATGGTTATTGTATAGAAGATTTCCAAAAGCCGATGAAGGGTTTATGACCGAAAAGAAAATAGCTATGGTGAAAAACGAGTCAATTGGAAAATTGGCTCAAGAAATGGGACTCGATAAATGGTTTATATTGTCTAAACATACTGAAAGTAAAAACACCCGAAGTAATTTGAAGAAATTGGGTTGTTTGTTCGAGTCGTTTATTGGTGCGATGTTTTTAGATTTCAATAAATTAAGTGTTAAGGATGAAGACGGATGGTTTGACAATGTATTTTTAACGGGACCGGGATTTCAGATGGTTCAGATTTTCTTAGAGAATGTTTTTGAGAAGCACGTAGATTGGATGAAGTTGATTCAGAACGATGATAATTACAAGAACATACTACAGATTCGCATACAAAAAGAGTTCAAGACAACGCCTTATTATATGGAAATCGAGGATTACGATGTAGACTCTGGTTACCATATGGGTGTATATTTATGTTTAGGTCAACCTACGTTTGGTCTTACACATCATAATAGTGTGTCTTATCAGAAATTTTCATCCTTTACGGACATACATCAACATATGTCTGAGAAAGGTAAAATATTTTTGTTTTTAGGCGAAGGGATACATAAGATAAAGAAAAAGGCCGAACAAATTGCGTGCGAAGAGTCAATACAGCATTTGATAAATTTTTAATGATGTGATGTAAAATATAAAGATGAATTTGATATATATTTTATAGTGTTAATATATATTAAATATGGAACATTTTGATATTGCTTCATTAAAAACAAAAAAAGCACCGGCAACAAAAAAATCTGTATCAATATCCATAAAACCTACAAAATCTATTTTCGGTTCAATTTCTAAAAAGACAGACAAAACCGTCGATTCTATTCTCAACGAAGACGATGACGAGAAAACAAAGAAAAAGACTGAAGAAATTACCGAAAAAGATTCTGATGAAACTCCAACAAAAGAGAAAGCCGATGATAGTGATGACGAAGACTCTCCCGTAAAATTATTATTGTTTGATAAACGCAAAACAGCTTTCATCAATAGAAACAATATATTAGAACGTATCAACGAAACAATTATTGAAAATAGACTTGTTTCTAAAGCTCCAGTGGTTCTCGAAAATACAGAACAAATGCTTTCTAAAAAATTCGAAAAACTTCAATTGGATTCCGACAAAGAAAAATCCAAAGACGATGACGAAGAATCCAAAGAGGATGACGAAGAATCTAAAGATGAAGACGAAGAATCTAAAGATGAAGAACAAACAAAGGCTGATGAGGAAAAATCTAAAGACGACTCTGACGATGAGGAAGAGGAAGTTGCAGTAGAGAAGCCTAAAAAACGTCAAAAGAAATCAA